CCAGTCGGACCGGCCGAAAATGCGGTCACACCGGAGCTGATCGTCGTCGTGTTTCCGCCCGCCGTGGCCGTGAGCGTCGAAGCGGCCATTGTGAGGCCCCCGATCGTGCCGGTGTCGAAGGTCGCGTTCTTGCCCGATATGTTCAGGGTAAGGATGTTAGCCCCCGTTATGGTATTCGCCGCTATCTCGTTCGCCGTGATGCTCGAGGCGACGATGCTCGACGCGTCGATGTTCAGCGACTGGTCGTTCAGGACCATGAACGTCGGCTCGACCGCCCCGTTCTGGGCTATGGCCACGAGCACCTTGCCGTTGCCTACGGCAGTTGCGGCGGTTGTCGTGGTCTGGTAGGCGACCGTGGAGACCGCAATATCCAAATATATGTACGTTTTCGCCGCCATGTTGCCGGTGTTTCCGGCTCCTATGGCGTAGGTCGTGCCGTCCGAGGCCACGAACGAACCAGCACCCCATGAGACGGTATCGAGGTCCGTGGCGGTGAAGGCGCAGGTCTGGTCCCAGCCCCTCATGGCTAGGTTCACGGCGGCGGAGGCGACCGATGCCGCACCCAAATACTGCCCGTCGAGGGACGATCCGGCTGTGGTCGTTATCCCGCCGGAGACGGTGGCCCCCGTGCACGAGAGGACTCCCGCTTGGGTGACGGTAAAGGTAGGCGCACCCGTGGGTCCGCAGGTGAAGGCCGTGGCTCCCGAGGACACGATCGTCGTGTTCCCGGCGTTCGTGGCGGTCATCGTCGTGGCTCCCAAGGTGAAGCCGCCGATCGATCCCGTGGGAGCCGACAAAGCACCGGCGAAGGTGGCCGCTCCTGTGGTTGCGTCTATGGAGAACGTAGTCACTCCGGCGTTCACGCCCAAGATGCCGCTCCTGTACAGCAGGACTCCCGAGCCGCCCGTGATCGCCCCCGTGGTCGTGTTCCACGTCACGGTGCCGGAGTTCACCGCACCCGCATAGTTGGTGGACCCGAAATTGAAGTCCGAGAGGAAAGCCTTTGAGGACGTGTCCAGCCTGACGTTGATCAGGTCCGTGACGAGGTTGCCCGAGGAGTTGATCGCCGAGGCCAAAGTAGATCCCAGCCTGCCCCCCAAGGTCGATGTGCCGTCAATGACCGCTGCGGTACAGGAAAGCACTCCCGCCTGAGTGACGGAAAAGGTCGGGGAACCTGTCGGACCCGACGAGAAGGCGGTGACTCCCGAACTCACCGTCGTCGTGTTGCCGCCGGAGACTACGGACAGGCTCGATACCCCTATCGTGAACCCTCCGATAGTGCCGGTCGGAGCGGATAATGCTCCGGCGAAGGTGGCGGCCCCAGTAGCCGCATCTATCGAAAACGTGGCCACACCGGCGTTGGCTCCGACGATGCCGCCCCTGTAGAGGACCACGCCGGATCCTCCGGTGATCGCTCCGGTGGTCGTGTTCCACGCGATCGTACCTGCCTTCACGGCTCCGGCGTAGTCAACGGCCCCGAAACTGAAGTCCGACAGGACGGTCTTGGCGGAAGTGCTGATCCTCGCGTTGATGAGGTCCGTGACGAGGTTTGACGACGCGTCGATGGCGGTCGCCAACGCCGATCCGGTCCTGCCGCCTACGGTCGAGGTGCCGTCCACGATGGCTCCGGTGCACGACATCACCCCTGCCTGCGTCACCGTGAAGGTGGGCGTGGCTGTCGGCCCTGCCGAGAACGCCGTCACGCCCGAGCTGACCGTAGTCGTGTTGCCTCCGGCCGTGACCGAAAGCGAGCTGGCCCCGATCGTGAACCCGCCGATCGTGCCGCTGGAGGCGGTTATGCTCCCAGAAATCGACGCTCCGGTGCAGGTCAGGACTCCGGCCTGCGTGACGTAGAAGGTCGGCGCACCTGTCGGACCGGCAGTGAAGGCGGTCGCTCCCGAGCTGACTATCGTGGTGTTGCCGCCCGTCGTGGCCGTCATGGTCGTGGCTCCGAGCGTAAAGCCGCCGATGTTGCCCGTAGGAGCCGAAAGCGCACCGGCGAAGGTCGCGGCTCCCGTGGCCGCGTCTATCGAAAACGTGGCGACTCCCGTATTGACCCCGACGATGCCGCCCCTATATACCAAAACTCCCGATCCGCCGGTTATCGCGCCTGTCGTGGCGTTCCACGTGACTGTCCCGGCGTTCACGGCCCCGGCGTAGTCCGTCGATCCGAAGTCGAAGTCGGAGAGTATGGTCTTGGCCGCCGTGTCTATCCGGGCGTTGATGAGGTCCGTTATCAGGTTGCCGGACACGTTTATCGCCGAGGCCAAGGTCGAGCCGAGGCGACCGCCCAGAGTCGAGGTGCCGTCGATTATCGCCCCCGTACAGGCCAGAATACCTGCCTGCGTGACGGTAAAGGTAGGCGCTCCGGTCGGCCCACTGGAGAATGCGGTGATGCCCGAGGATACGATCGTCGTGTTGCCCCCGGCCGTGGCGGAGAGGCTGGTCGCGCCTATCGTGAACCCTCCGATCGTGCCAGCCGCCGCGACTATCGCCCCCGTCACGGAGAAGGTGTCCGGCGCGCTGACGTTCCAGTCCGCGCCTGACGATCCGCTCCCTATGCTCCACTTGAACTGCCCGTCGGTGTCGATGCCCTGTATCCAGCCGACCGAGGTGTCCGAAAATGACTTTTTGGCCTGAGCGACGATCGACGCAAGCTCCGTACCGGCTGCCGCCCTGTCGAAGCTGAACGTCGCGTCCAGAAGTGACTCCGGCTGGTCGGTCGAGAGCTGCGGCAGGGTAGCCGAATCGGCGAGTCCGGGCCTGTTCATGTAGGCATCGAACCCGACCTCAGAAGAGAAAATGTTTAGACTATCTAGCGGCATGTCCCATCGGTTCAAGTTCCGGTATCTCGAATCCCCTGAACGTGAGCCGTCCGCTGGCCCTCACCCCGGCGATCCTGAACCTAAGCCTGCTGCCCCTCACTCCGTTGGCCTGCATCTGCGCCACCTCTCCGTTCAGGTGTCCTATCTCCCGCCAGTCGCCGCCGTTCTCCATTACCTGCACCGACTCCCCGGAGAACCCGTCCCCGAAGGCGTACATGAGGCGATTGATCGTCTTTTCTATTGCTGGTGATCCAGCGTCCTGATCGTGCGTCTCCAGCTCGTAGGCTATCTGGTCACCGTCGTCGTCGTAGCCGCTGTCGAGCTGGAGGACGCGCGCCGTGGTATCCCCTGCGACGGCAAGTACCGACCCCGACGACTGGTACCTGACGATGTTCCTGAACTCCCTAGAGTAGGACAGCACGGCCCACTCCTTGCTCTTGAGCGAATACCTGAGGACGACGTTCGTATAGTCGATCCCGTCCACCGTGCAGTCGCCTATCGACACCCACAGGTGGCGGTTGTCCGAGTGCGCCGCGACGTTTTCATAGTTTGAGGCAGACATCCCCTCGATCCACGGCCTCACCTTGTCTGAAATTAAAACGGGGAACGATCCTTTTGTCGCCCAAACACCCTCCTCGTTGAAGAAGAACATCATGTCTCCGCCGACACATACTGACTCTTGTGACGAACATCCGACTCCGCAAAGCTGGTCCGGCTCGGTGGCACGGTTGTTCCACGTGTAGAAGCCAAATCTTTTGAGTACCACCAAGACTCCCGCTATCTCCCCTAAGGCAGTGATGTTCGAGCTGTCTTCTGGGTTAACCGTTATTTCACGATTGTTGGTGGTCCACGATACAGCCCCTCCGGTTGGGATAGAGCTGATGTAGAGGGTGTCCGGCGCGCCGGAGACCCCAGCGACGATCACCTGGTCCTTGTAGACCCTCACAAGCGATCCGACGGGCATGTTGTCCAGATCGAACGGCCCGCCCGAAACCAGCCAACCGGAGCCTGGATTGCCGTTCCACGACCTGCATGAGTTGCCGTTCACGGCCACGACCGAATCGAGGAAGGTGTCGAACCTGACCTTGGCACCGGCGAGGAGTCCCGTCGAGTTGGCCACCCCTCCGGTCCATGCCGCACCGTCGAGGTAGTAGAGCGAGGCGGACCCGTCGGCAGGCTCGTTGACGGCGGCGATGAGCCTCGAATGCGGACCGGCTTCCGAATCGACGAAATTATACAGTCCAAGCACTTCATTATCCTCGGCCACGATCCTGCCCCCGCCCAGAATGTCCATGCCGAGCCTCGTGGTCGCGCTCCCGATCTCGTCGTCGAACGTGAAGTTGACCGCCTTCCTGACCGAATCGGGCGGCGCCACCCTGTAGGAGACTCCGCCTATCACCCCGTTGACCATGCTCGGCACTATCTGGACCCTCGGCATACTAGGTGCGTCCGGTATACTGGGTTATCTTCGGGTACATCTTCCACTTCTGGCTCCCCAGCGTTCAGAACGTCCCTGAACATCAGCCAGTCGCCGTCCTGCATGTCCAGCTTTCCGACACCGGACAGCTTGGCCCGTACCTTCCATGCCAGCCAGTGCTTCACCGCGTCGTAGCGCCTCTGCTCCATGAGGTCGCCGTAGGAGTCGACCGCCGTCCTCGTGCTGTAGTAGTCCATGAGGACGTTGGTGTTTTCCGAGGTCGATCCGACCATAGGCCAGACGTGCAGCCTGTCGTCAAAAATCGTGTACCACTTCGGGTCCCCTTCGCTCTGCCCGTACCATACGTCAGCATCGACCGGTACCGTGACCGTGATCGACCCCGTACCTGTGGCCGGAACGCCCGTGAGCACGCCAGCGGTAGCAGACCTCGTAACTCCGGTATAGGTCAGGGTATGTTTGGTGCCGGAGACGTACACGTCCACCGACCCCGAGTCGGGGAAGTCGTAGGAGTTGTCGATCTCCAGCGTCACGTCAGTCGCGACCGCCTGAGTCCTGACCTGCGTATGGGCCACCCCTTCGAGCAGTCCGACCCACTCCCTCTTGTCCTGCCACGTGAGCCTGTCCCCGGTGCCGACCCTGACCGAAAGGACCGACCGCTCGAAGTCCGGCTCCTCGATGTCCGACGGCAGGCTCCAGCTCCAGCTTCCGAGGGTAGCCTGACCGACGACGGAGTCGTTGGCCTGAAGCGCCGCCCAGCGCTTGAGCTTTCCGCCGACGTACCGTAGGCAGTCGTTGATCTCCGAGAACAGCCACTCCTCGGTTATCCGGTCGTCCATGCGTGCGTCCGTGGCCCACAGCGCCTTTCTGATGACGTTGCCGACCGACAGCTCTGCGGCTCCCGTGGCGGCTATTCCGTCGGAGTAGGAGTCGCCCGTGACCGCGTTCACCGAGTCGTACGGCAGCGCGAAGTAGTAGGCGAACTCGGTGCCCGAGTTGACGTAGGTGGTGAACGGCGCGTCCGGGGTCTGGTAGACCGTGGCGATCAGCGTCGCCCCGACGGCAGTGTTCGTTGCGTTGCCGTAGACATTCCACTGGTCGAACAGCACCTTGCCGACTTCAGTCCCGACCGGATGCCCCAACGACACCGCCGTGCAGGTCATCGCCGTTCCCCTCGTGACCGCACCGTTGACCGAGACGATCTCGGTCCCCTTCTCCCCCAGCCTGCCTATCCTCAGCAGGTTAGTGTTCTCGAACGCCGAGTTGTCCACGACGGTCAATGAGGTACCCGAAGCCGAGACCGCGGCGGTCAGGTACGAGCTGGGCTGTCCCGGGCTGCTCTGGTGCTCGATCCTCAGCGTCCGTCCCGTGACGGACAGGATGTTCGGCTTCTGGTATGACATAGGCTATCTACCCTTTGGTGGGCATATCACTTTACGGACAGCTGCCTCACCACGTTCACGAGCACGGACAGCACGGCCACGACTATCGGGGTCAGCTCGCCGAGCTCCATGCCGGGCACTATCGAGAGCAGGTAAGTGAGGACCGCACCGGCGGCGGCGATACCGGCACCTTTGGCGACCTTGATCCACTTTTCCCTGTTTAGCATATTATTGGCTGGGTTAAGCATAGAAATCAGACAGGCTCGTTCTTGAAATTGACCTTGGGCACCTTGGCCACGTCCGCCGAGGTGACGTGCACGACCGGGATCGTCCCGGTGGCCGTGTGCGGTACGTACCGGCCCGGCCTGCAGTGCGGGCAGGTGTCGATCGGGCAGGGCTTCGAGTTCCTCGCCTGAAGCTCAAGATCGACCTTGCCAGCGTCGTCGAAATAGAGACGGGTGTTGTCCACGTTCATGTACCTCTCGCCGTGGCCGTCGGTGACGACGACGAGGCAGTTCTCCGGATAGTCCATAGGCTTTCGGTAAGGCTTGTCCTTAGGGGTCATCGGCGCGAGGTAGGCCGCGTACATGTGCTCGACGTAGCCGAGGTCGAACGACTTCCTGCCGCTGCCGTAGGTGTCGAACGCCCTGATCCGGTCGTCGATGGCGTAGATGGCCATGGCGTGGTTCGAGTTGCAGAACCAGACCGGACCGCGCTTCAGCGCCTCGCGCAGGTCGTCTATCCTCAATGGGACGTTGTGCAGCATGCCGAAGTCCCATTCGTCAAGGAGCCTCAGTGCCTCGGCCTTCACCTCCTCCGGCGGCTCGGCGACGTACTGGCTCCAAGTGAGCGGCACCAGCCACGGCCACCTGCCCTCGCCGCAGCAGCCCCTGTTCTTCAGGCCCCAGTCGCAGTTCGAGAACGTGTTGCCGTACTCCATGCAGCCGCTGGCCCATGCGAGGAACCTGTCCGAGAGGTCCAGCATCCGCCCGTAGAACTTGGCCAGCATCTCGCAGACGTTCAGGCGAGAAAACTGAACGCAGTTGTAGGATTCCATTTCGAACTTGCGCTGCCCCTCCGTGTCGGGCAGGTAGGGCTCCCAGTTGCCGTCCTCGAGTAGTACCGGCAGCGGGGACGATATCCCGCCGAAGAACCCGTGGTCGGGCCTCGGCGGCTCGTGAAGCACGCCTCCGTTCTTCATATCATTTGCTCCTTAGGCTCATGCCGCATATCCGGCAGAACCCGCCGTCGAGCAGCATGTCCTCGATCTTCGAGAGCTTGGCGACGTTCGAGTCCACCTTGGCGTTCAGTATCCCGAGCGAGAACGCCAGCGAGCAGGCCAGCGTCAGCACGGTCATTATCAGCCCGATCACCGTCGCGGCCAGCTTCCATCCGTCGAACCTCATACCTTCTCGATCTCCCCGCGGAGCTTAGCGGTCAGGAACCTGACCTCAGCGTCGGTTATCCCGAAGTCCCCCACGGCCGCATACAGTACGTGCGTGCCGCCGACGCACGCCGTCGTCGCCCCGTCCCCGCGCGAGAACGCGGACAGCCTCGACAGCGAGGTCACGTCCGGGACTATGGGGACCGGAGCGTTCGTCCCCTTCTCGCCGTTCACCCACATGGTCGTCCTCGTGCCGTCGTAGGTGCCGATCACGATCGCCGTGGCCGGCTCCTGACTCCCGGGCCTGATGTAGACCGACCTCTGGTTGGAGTTCAGCGAGCCGCAGAAGAACCTGAACGCGCGTCCGGTGATGTAGTAGAAGACCCCCCCCACGTGGTCCATCGTCGGCGTCTCGAAGGAGCAGAACGCCTTGGTCAGGGTCGTGTTCGGCTTCCTGATCACCGCGACCGCCGTGTACCTCGTCATGGACGACTTCAGGTTCGGGGACAGGATCGTGTCGCCGCCGTCCGTCGAGTAGCCCCTCTC